CATGCTCTGGATTAGGAATCTCGCTATTAGATCGATGTCTCACGAATACGATCAACCGAACAAATTGTTTCGGCTTCAGTGCATCTGAAAAACCTTCGAATTGAACATACCCCCTAAAACGGTAACTAGTACAGTGAACAGTCTCGTCATCCGTCGCGCCAACTCCGTAATTAAACGGATAATAGTCGTACGTGGTGTTATACATAACCAACGAATCGACTAAGGCATCAGCAACTGGAACGGCGTCCATTTCAAACAGAGTCCTGAGCAACTTAGGCTGCCCTTTCAGCTTCAAGACCTTCAGAGCCACCTTCAAATCTTTTAACTCCTCCCGGATTTCGCGGTATTTATCCACAGAATACATTCAATTTCTTGAAATTAAAACACAATTCTGACGTTGCATTTTAATTGTTTATATGTCCCGCATCATCCGCATCCGCACGAGAGCCTATGTAATACTAGTACGGCTCTCGTGCTTCAAAAGTTCCAAACTTTTACCTTTCGTTTCTTTATAAAATCAATGTCGAAACCTCCGATAACTGCCACTTACTTCGATTATAATTGGCTTTATGACCGATCGCACCATTCTCAATATTGGCTTCACCATGATATATGGCGCTATTCAGTGTCGTTAAAGATTTGGCTGGTAGAGAAAGGGTACACACCGGGCACAGCCCCATTTCTTTCGAAATATCATCGAATTCTTTATTCCAAATTCGATCATAATCTCCTTGATTATATTCAGATTCACAACCGCATGCCCACCATCACTGAGGGCCCAACCCTTGCCCAAAGAATATGGGATCAAAAATTCTTCAAAAGTGTATAATTATAGGTGCTAGTAGATTGTGCGTAGTTTGGGCAAGATATGTCCGCTGACGCTCGTATTGTAATAAATATCCGACGCTTCCAGCACCCTAACTCACATTAACGCCTAATTATGACGTTGCATATAGATCACCTTTCGGTGGGCGGTCGATCTGTATTGCGTGAAGATCACATTATAGATCACATTGATCGTCTTTTTTTTGAAATCCATAAAGTGATCGCCGGCCCACCTTCAACCTCGCCCAGTTTTGGGTAAACCCTACTTAAACATTCACTTTTTTTCTGAAAATTCTCTATTTTTCTTTCAAAAAATATCAAAGTTTCTTCAAATACTTCATTTTCTGCACCCAAAACCGACTCACTCACATGAACACGCGATTCCGCATCTGCGCTCAGTACATATTTTTAACGTACCCGCGTTGTGAACTGACCCCTTCCTCTGCAGCTGAAGCATTAAAACTCAAGATTCCTGGTTTCCAATGGGGAGTTTGGGGACAAGAAAAACACCAGGACGGGACGTTCCACTTACATGCGTTAATCCATGCCAACCCGCGATTCGATTCTCGTAATCCACGCTGCCTGGATATTACACTTGCCCACGACATCCGTACTTTCCATGGTGACTATCGAGGCGCCGCACGCCCTGCGTCAGTCTTTGAGTATGTAATCAAAGATGGGAATGTCTTCTACGACGCAACCACGGAAAGTGATGTGAGAGCCCTGCTCCAAGGTCCCTCCAAAAAAAGACCCTCTATCGAGACAGTCGTTGAACAGCGCAAACAAGGGCGAAGTCTCGTTCAAATTCAAAAAGACCATCCAGAGTTTACAACGGTCATAATACGCGATGGTAAGAAAATCAACGACTTTTATATGGAGTACATGTTGGAGAACGCCCGTCCTCAAAAGAAACTCCTCAATTGGACCACGAAGAACTTTCTGGGAGATGCGATTGAAACCAAGGTGTTAGTGTGGCTCACTAACAATATTCTGAAACCCCGCTCACACAGACAAAAGCAATTGTGGATTGCAGGGCCTACGAAACACGGCAAAACAACCTTAGTCCTTAAGATGATGGAAGGTTTGCGTATTTACTATGTTCCAACCGATGAAGACTTCTACGATGATTATCGCGATGGGTGCTACGATCTCGCTGTTATCGATGAATATAAGCACCAGAAGACGGTTACATGGTTGAACAGATTTGTCGAAGGAGCGTGTATGTCTTTGCGTCGCAAAGGATCCCAAGTCCTTAAGACTGACAAACTTCCTATCATCATCTTGTCAAATTTTCGCATACGCGATTGCTATTGTAACGTAGATGAAGTTTCGTACGCGGCCCTAACTGATCGATTTGAAGAAGTGTGGCTCACTAAACCGTTGGACATTGAGCCCGTGTGGGAACAAGAGCCATCGTCTTCTGAAGCTCCGCCTCCGGCTCCGCCAGTCGCCCCTGTCTCAGTGCAACCAAAGGACAGCCACCTGGAGTTCCCTTGTTGGGACGAACAATACCCTCACCAACCTGGGGGTCCTGTCGAGCTCGATAAAGCATCGGATTGCATCCCTCGCCCGGGCTTGTTTTCTGACGAGGTCTTGTCAGAAGAAGAATCAATGGAAGAAATCTCCACTTCCCTTAATTTTTATTAATCAATAAATCGAACTCGAGAGAAGTACCGGATCGTGGGTGTACGTGTGCCATTGTCACTTGAGATTGCCATCACATGGAGGGAATTGTTTGTTATTGCAGTAACGTTGGCAGAGGTACCTGTACATTGAACCGGGACATTCAATTTTCTAAAAATTTCAAAGGGAACTTGGACACCTGCGGTGTCAACAGTGTCCGCACTGTTTGACCCAGTAGATGCAACATGCTGTCGGATGATCTTGTCAGCCAATACTTTAAAACGTGCTGCATACTGCAAATTGCGTGGCGTAACAGTATCCAAATTTGCTGAACTTGGATCCACTAAAACATCCTCCGCATTAAACTGGGCGCCATTAGTTTGTGTATCCATAAGAACTAGTAACCTGATAAAAGTATCAGCTGCAGGTGTTGAGCCTGCTACTAAGACGCCCCAGTTGATATAACCACGAACATGAACAGATTTCATGATATACCGATTTCCATCGCGATCCGAAGGTCCGTCCCCTTGGGCAACTGCGTTCAACGTGTTCGTGGTTGCAGGATCTGTCTCCGAACTGGCTACAGTAGCAACAATCGACGTGGCAGCAACCTCTTGATCCAAAAATTTCAACTCTTTACCAAGAAAACCACCAGTTCGGACATTCAATGAACTACTCTTCATTTTCGGGCTCACTTTCACTAACGTAGCCGCTGACGCTTTCGGCTTCTTAGACGCCAACTTTAGAACCATTTCTGGAGCCCTGCGTTTTTGGCTTGACATCTGACTGAGGTTGTAGGTTACAGCAAAAGGCTTTACAGACACAGTAAAAAAAACTTTTTAAACGTGGAAAATCAATCTTGAATAATAAGAAAACCATACAACTGTTCACGCCTTTATATATCAACTCTAATCCGCTACCGCGGATTATCATTGAAATGAGCGGTCGGCAAACCAGCGACATTCAGCCATAAAGTTTAAGTATGCTGGGTGACCATCATCACTTTTCAACGCCAATATGGCTAGCGTATCAAGCCATGAGTGATTTATAGGCTTGAAAGCGCCTTTTTCAAATCGTAAATATAGGTCGCAGGAACCGCTCAGCTCAAAAGGCACGTGACTCACGGTACTAACTACAGCTGGCGCTTTAGGCCCTACCATGGCCTCATCACGTATACACACGTCATGTAATATCGAGATGTCATCTCTGTAATCCAGATTATATGGAGCACTTATTTGTAAAGAAGCATCAGAAGCTAAACGCAATACATGCTCTGGATTAGGAATCTCGCTATTAGATCGATGTCTCACGAATACGATCAACCGAACAAATTGTTTCGGCTTCAGTGCATCTGAAAAACCTTCGAATTGAACATACCCCCTAAAACG